CCACGAAGGTGGCGGAAACATGGCGAAAAGTCTTGTGACCGGCTGGCTCCAAGACCAACTTGACCACGGCATGTCTGTGGTGTTTCATAACGCTCAGTATGATTTAGGATGGCTTTTGTCAGAAGGAATTGAGGTCAAAGGTGCTATTCTTGACACTATGGTCGCCGCTCCGTTACTTGACGAAAACAGGTTCAGTTACTCCCTTAACGCGCTGGGTTCGACGTATCTGGGCGAAAAGAAAAAAGAAGAAGAGTTGAAGAGGGCGGCAGATCAGCATGGCGTTAATGCTAAAGCTGAGATGTGGAAACTGCCTGCCGAGAGGGTAGCCTTGTATGCAGAGGGCGATGCCGATTTAACTCTTCGATTGTGGGATGTTCTTTACAAGAAGTTGCAAGAGGATAACTGTCAGGATATCCTAAAGATGGAGCTTTCCCTGCTTCCGCTTGTTTTTGAGATGAGGAAGAGGGGCGTTAGGGTGGATTTGGACAAGGCAGAGAAGACCAAGTCCTATCTTTTATCGAGAGAAAAAAACATCCTCAAAGAACTCCATGACGAAACGGGAGTTCACATTGAACCATGGAATGCAAAAAGCTTGGCGGCAGCGTTTGATAGTCTCGGTCTATCCTATGATCGAACTCCCAAGTCTGATGCACCCAGCTTTACCAAGCATTTTCTGAAGACCCATGAGCATCCTGTCGCGAAGAAAATCCTGGAAGTCAGGGAATACAACAAAGCCAATACGACTTTCGTTGATACGATTCTTAATCATCAGCACAATGGTCGCATCCACTGCCAGTTTAATCAGTTGCGCTCAGATGAAGGTGGAACTGTGTCAGGACGATTCTCATCAAGCCATCCTAATTTACAGCAAGTTCCCTCTCGGCATCCAGAAATCAAAGAACTCATTCGAGGTCTCTTTTTGCCAGAAGAAGGATGCCAGTGGGGTAGCTTTGACTACAGTTCCCAAGAACCAAGATGGTTGATGCATTACGCTTCCCTGGCTCCAGCTACTCGCGATAATGAACGTGTTCAAGAGATCGTCAGCCAATATCAGGAATCAGATGTAGATTTCCATCAGATCATGGCAGACATAGCAGGTGTAGACCGATACCAAGCCAAGGTCATTAACCTAGGCACCATGTATGGCATGGGCATTGGTAAGCTGGCACAGACCCTTGGAGACATACCTTTTGAAGAAGCCAAGGCTATTCGAGCGGAGTATGATGAGAAGGTTCCGTTTATACGAGCCCTTGCATCCTCTGTTATGGATGCTGCCTCCAAACGCTGTGAGGTAAGAACCTTGTTGGGTCGTAAGTGCAGATTTCCAATGAGGGAGCCTAAAGGATTTTCTCGTAAGGCAAAGACCATCATTCATGCAGAGAAGCTCGAAGAGCAATGGCAAGAGATATTGGAGACTGAGCTAGAGGAGAGACCTTCAAATTGGGCTGAGAAGAACCCTCAAGGCTATCAGGTTGCGTTTGTATACAAGGCGCTTAACAGACTGATACAAGCTTCCGCAGCGGATCAGACCAAGAAAGCCATGCAAGACTGCATAGACCATGGTCATTGGCCCATGCTTACGGTTCATGACGAGTTATGTTTTTCGATAGAGAGTGAGGATCAGGTGACCGAGATCAAGGATCTCATGGAGAACTGCGTCCCAGACATGAAAATACCGTCCAAGATTGATGTGGGTCTAGGCGATAATTGGGGATTAGCTAAGTAATTTAAAAATTAATTCTGTAACCCACGCGTGCGCTACTTTCGTCTGGTCGTCCTTCGTTAAGTGATCTTTGCCCAGACAACGAAAGAATACCGGGTCCAACAGGGGCTTCTACAGATCCTGAAAAATTACGGTCAGACAAGTTGGGTTCAAAATATTGAAAATTAACTGTGGGGGCGTTGTTTTCAAACATACCTCTTAGAATTTCCCCTTGACCGCCTATTCCTCTGCGTCGGTTTGTATCAACGATGCTTTCTCCGAAGGGAGTAGTCACCTCCTGTCTTGACTGACCATACGAAACATTGACTCGTTTTGGTCGTAAAACATCTTCCATAAACTTAGGCAAAACTCCTCCAGGCAAGTGAGCCGCTATCCCAACATTGTAAGAGGTTTCGTCTATTTCTAAATTTTGTACGGGAGTTCCCCTTTCAGACATAAATCGCACAAACTCTGAAGGCATTCCTAAAGCTTCAGGAGTTCTTTCGGAAGATCCTGAAAAGTAATCTCCTGAAAAAGTAACAGGTCCTACGGATAAACCTTCTTCTGGAGTTCGGATACGAAATTGAGATTCTCTAACTCCGTCTTGATCCGAAGTTCTGTAACCTCCTAAATTTTCGTAAGGGTATTGTCTATCAGCAGAATCCATTACAGCGGTCTTCCCTGACAACAGTCTCCGTCAGTCACACACTTGCAATCGACACACTGGTAGTGTCCATGGACAAAGACCTTTGGTTTGTCACACCCACAGCTAGGACAACGGGGACCAAGTCCTTCCGTCGAACCGTTTTGATTCTTTTCTGTTTCGTTCTCCGACATAACTACAATGTACCCATCCTGAGTCTGGTATGCTTTCTTTGTAAAATTCTAAAAGCAATTGGTCGTAGTCCAAATGCTCCTTTATCCATAGCGCGAGTTCCATGTTGGGAACTCCAGGTATTTCAAAATCAACAGCTTGCCCTGTTATGTGCTGGGACTTGTTTGAAGAACCAACAGCCTTGTTTAAATCAAAACATCTGAAACCGCTCGAGGGCGTAAAGGGAATGCCGTAATGTTCCCGGACAGGCTCCAGTATGTTTTCGCACAAGATCTTGAGGTTCTCTATTTCACCATCGTTTGGTGTGTTTTTAATTCCCTTTCGTTCTGCTGTTTGTGATCTTGTTAATTCCTTTAGAGAAAAGTGTGTCGAAAGGCGTGTCATTGTGTTGGCTGAACCCCTAACAGTTTATTTATTTCTTGTTGTCTTAAAGCTTCAGCGGAAGTTACAGAAGAATCTCTAGGAATAAGTTGTGGGTTAAAATTACTAGGAGTATAGCGGTCAGAACTTGGTATGGCTGGCCTTCTCAATCCTTGATTTTCTTCGGGGGCAGATCCTTTTTCTGTTATTTCTCTAACTACAGGATCTACCACCCTTTGTTGAGCAACATTAGAGCCTTGATCGCTTGCGTAGTAACCAGCGTCTACAAGAATTGTTCTAAGTGATCTTAAAGCAGATTCTCTAGCACGTTCCGCTGCTATGTTCCTTCTTCCAAATCCGCTTAAATCCGCTCCGACTTTCATTGCTCTTTCAGTTTCATAAGCTCTTAGGCGGGGAGAGGTAAGATATTTCATTATAGGCTTCGTCCGCAAAGCACGAGACAAAGCAAGAATACCAGCGGCACCTGTAATAGTGGATATGGGCTCCATTATTAAGGCCGTAGCAAATCCAGCAGAATATCCCGCAGCGGCCAATCCTGTTTTGCCTCTCATTACAGAATCCGAAATAGTTTCTCCCGCTTTAGCTACTTGCCGAAGGTTGTCTAAGGTTTCTTTTCCTAAAACAGTTTCTAAAGCCCCTCCTTTGTTGAGATCCTTCATATTTTTTAATATGGCATCCCCCCATGAACCACTTTTAACAATGTCGTCTGTAACTGCACCCGTGGGAAAGGCAGGAGCAAGAATTTTTGACATAATTAAATCTCTAAAATTTCCTAACGGAGCGTCATCGGTTAATCCTAAAGCTTCATCGCCAAGCCGCTCGCGTAAAATTTTAAAGTTTTTAGGGTTTTTCAAAACATTAGATACGAGTTTATCGGTATCTAATGTTCCACCCGCTACGGCCCTAAGAAAAGCATCTTTACCTTCTTGCTCAGACTGACGAATTACTTCTTTAAAAGTGTTCAATATTGTTTTAGCGTCTTGATTAAACAGTGTTCCTGAAAACTCGTCTAACTTAGCTGCGCTTGTTCGATCAAGAATTTTCAAATCATTCATAACTTTTTTAAACTCTCCAGCCTGCTGTCCAAAAAGTTCTTTTTGAACTTGCGGGCCAAGGTTATCAAAAGACGAAGCAAGAGCGTTGTAGTTTATGCCTGAGTCTGAGCGGTTTAATGACGTTGACTTTTTTAACCAAGTATTTGCCAAAAGACTTCTGAAGCCTTCCCTAAACTGGGAAGGACTCGCAGCAGCAACGGACATATCATCATATAATTTTAAGACTTCTGCAAAATCGTCCTGAAGACGAACCCGCATAGGATCATCTTTAGCGACCTTTTTAAACACTTCTGGAACAGTAAGCATAAATTTGTCAGCTTTAATTCCAGCTTTTTCTAAGGAAGACGAAGAAAGACCTAAGTCATTTAACCTCTGATTTACGCCAGTTATATCTCCCTGTTTAATTTGTTCTGCTAACTCACGAAAAACTCCAGGGTTGTTTTTTCCCGCTTCTATAATCTTGTTAACTTCTTTTCCAGAAGGTTTTACAGAGTCTAAAACAAATTTAAGAAGAGCAGGTTGTTTTTCCCTTACTACCAAATCCACTATACCGCTTAAATCCTGTATATTTTTTTCTTTAATTTGTGAATTCAAACCTTTTACAAAACCAGAATTAATAATATCAGCACCTTCAGCGTAATGTTTGTTAGCAGAAACAAGTAAGTTCAATCCTTCTCTTGACCTTTCAATGTTTGCCTCACTAACAAATTTTTTTGTTGCGGGATCTCGAGCCGTAGCCCCAAATTTTGCCCCTGTTTTTTCCAAACTTGTTAATTGTTCGGTTAAGGCTATTTCTTTTCTCTTTAAACCTTGATCTATGGTATCAAGCATTTTTCTAATATTTAATCCAGCGGAGGTTCCTAATAAACTGGGGTCACTTTCGCTAGCTCTCAAAGCCGCTCTCAAAGCTGGAATATCACTTATGGGAATACCTACTCCTTCGGCATCATCTATATATTTCCATATTCCTCCCTGTAATTTTTCACCCCCAGAAAGAACATCTCCTCTTATAGCTTTTAGTTGAGATATAAGAGGCCCCGCATCAATAACTTCACCCTTTAAAGCTACATCAGCATTTCGGTATAATTGATTAGACCTAGCTGTAAACAGATTGACAGCTAGGTTTAGACCATGTTGGAATTCAGAAGCTAGCCCTTGAGAACCCGCTGTAGATTCTTCTAAAACTTTAGCTATGCTATCAAATTCTTTTTCTAAAACATCTTTTAATTCTTTGTTGGCCTGCTTAACCGCTTGTTTTGGGTTTGCCATGGTTTCCTTTAATTGAGCAACCATACTGTCTGCTGTCTGCCCGATAGCTTCTTTAGCTTCGTCCGTAGATATTTTACCTAGTTTTTCATCAGCTAAGATTTTACGAACAAAATCTACGTTCTTAGCGACTGCTACATCATTGGGGAAAATAGACTCCCAGATAGCCTGGGTTCTGCCCAATATACTTTTACCCGTAACAGTAACCGCAGGAATATTGGCTCCTCCTTCGATCATTTTACGATACAAAGCTGAAGCTTCTTCGGAAGCAGCCTTTCGAGCTACGCTATTAGCTTTTCTATTTCCATATCCTTGAGCGATTAACCTATCTCTTAACTCTTGAACCCTTACAGAATCAGGCAACGGTCCTTTGCCTTTGGTAGCATATCTTACAAGAGCGCCCATTCCTCGTCCTACCCCTTCACCTCCAGCTTCTATAAGTCCTTGAAGAGCTACATCTTTAAGAATCTCTTCTAGGCTTTGTCTTTGTAGACCCTCAAAAATATCTTCAAAGATAAACTCATCTACTGCTTTACCCGCAGCACCCGCCAAACCAACCAAGGCTATTCCTGGAACTGTTGCAACACCGGAAGCAGCTACGGAGGCACCTACAGCCGCTAAAAGAGGAACCGTTTCTCTACCCAGCCAAGACCATACGTCTTGCCACCCTAAACCTTTCTCGTTAAATCGAATAGTTCCTGTTTCAGGAAGATTAAATTTTTCTTTTAATTCTTCTGTTATGTTGTCAAGCTGCAATACGAAATCGTCGGGGCCTACTTTTATAACCCCGTCTTTTCCAAAAACTTGCATAAGCCTGAGAAGCCGTTCTTCGTCGTTGTCTCCTCGACCCACAAAATAAGAAAGACCAAAATCTTTTACCTCTCCTTCGTGAGTGGTCTTAAATTGTTGCTCTTCCAGAAGACCTTCTTTTTGTCTTTGGTAGTCTCTAACTTCTTCTATAGATAATGAGCGTATAAAATCTCTTTCAGACATTTTAGGCTCAGTAAACAGTTCAGGCTGTTCTTGCTGCATCAATGTCAGAGACTTTTCTATGTCCTCCTGAGAAGCATCTTCAAAATCAACATCCATTCCAGAAGGAAGAGTAATTACTGTCATTATTCTTTCCCTTCCTTTTTACGGTTTTCTTCTAGTATTTCTGCAAGTCGTTGTTCGGGAGTTTTAGCTTTGGTATAATTTTCTGGTAATGCAGAATCTTCTACAGTTTTAAGCTCCGGTCTTTTAAACCAATCCGATTTGTAAGTAATGGTTCTATCTTTGCCTTCTCCCTTAACGTCTAAAATATCTGTCCATTTAATTTTGCTGGGAACTCTTTTACCAGAAGAAGGATCCAATGTTTCAAGGGCCAATGTTCCCCTTCTCTGTTCCATAATTTGTTGAGCATCTCTGCCGCCCTTAGTTAAAGTCCCCGCCCATGTATTTTCTCTAGCCTGCATATCAGCCAGCGTTTCTTGAGTGTTTCTTTTTATAGAATTACTGAACTCTATGAGAGTATTTTCTAGTATATCTCTGTTCATCGTAGAAGGAGCCAATACATAGTCTGCGTAAAGACCACCAATTGTTTCCGCTCTGGCGCGGTCTGCATCAGAAATAGTTCGGTTACCCTCGTTTAACAAAGCCGTAATATTTTTCTGAATAGCTTGGTTAACCAAAAATCGGTATTTTTCGGGTTCTTCCGCAGAGAACTCTCCTAATTTTATACCTAAAAAGTTTTCTACTTTTTGACCAAAAGCTAACAGCGCGTTAGCGCCACCAGTAACAGCGCCCGTCATGGTCATGGCTTCTTTTAATAAATGCTGAATACCTATATTTGCTCTGACCTGCGCGACCTGATTTCCATAGGCTTCCACAGCACTATCTATAGAAGAACCTTTTTCCGTTCTATCTCCTAGGGCTGATAGATTGGACTTTAGTGTTTTTTTAAGGTCGCGAACTTGATCTTCAAGAAGTTTGATATCAAAAGCTTCGGAGTTAACTTTGTTCAGCGGGAAAACACCGCTGCGAATGTCTCCTACTTGAGCAATTACAGTGTCGCCAGCATTATAAGTTCTTCCGTTGTATTCAAAGCTTTCACCAGGCTGCACTCTAAATCTCGTGTTAAATAAAGCCCTATCATCCCTAGACGTTTGTTCTAAATTAGACCTATACTTAGCCAAAGACTCCAGAGAATATTTAGCAGCAGCCAGTTTAACTTTGTTGTTGTAAGCTCTTTTGCTTCTGGGATCATCCCCAAAAGCATCAATTGTTTTAAGAACACCATTAGCAATATTTGAAATAGCATACTGGCTTTGACCGGCAGCTATCGCCATGCCCATTTTAATCCAATCGTTAGCTATTTCGCCTTCTGTTTTACCTTCGTATTCTCCGACAGAGTTTAAAAACTCTGTTTTATACATCTCTAATAGTTCTTCCGTAGTTTTTTCGTCTTTGTCTGCGGCTTCAGGAATAGTTAAATTAGCTAAATCAGCACCAAGAGCATCTTCTGCTGCAAGAGCAGTTTCTTTTTCAACGCCAGATTGAATGTCTTGAACAGCCTTTGAACCTGTTATAACACCATCTAGCACAGTTTGACTGTCTTGATCTGGACGCTCCGGAGCAGGGTCGGGAACCTCCGTTCCAGAAACAGAATCGTCAGTGGCTAAAGCTTCTTCTTGTTGCTTTGCCTCTTCCGCATCTTGAATAGCTTTGTCTCGAGCCTCTTCGTTGATAACTAAATCAGCATCAGCCGCTGCCAATGCATATCCGGCTTCATACTGATTATAAACTCCCTCTGATACAGCTTTAGCTAAATCAGCACCACTAGCATCAGGATTTTCCCCTAAATACGCATCTGCCAATCTATTAATAGTATCCGTAACTTCTGAAGGATCCGTACCTTCAATGGTAGGTTGTCTGCGTATTAAGTTACCTAGGGTAGATATCTGATCGTATTTTGTTCCAAAACTTTGGTCGCCCCTTTTAAATATAGTTTCTCCTAAGTTCATTAAGAACTTTCCTGCCGCAAAATTAGCCTGACTTAAATTTCTTGCTGTTTCATCAATAAACGCAAGAGGAGCCTCTATAGCTTGTTCAGCTAAAGAAGTTGAATCTACTCCTATGCCAGGACCTGCTTCCCTAGCTTTTTGGGGGCCAAAAAATCCGCCTGTAAGTTCTGCCTCATAAGGGAAGATAGACTCTAAACGCTCCGCAGCAGTCATATTCGCACGTTTTTGTAGATCTTCTGGAGGAGAGCCCAGACCAATTTCCGCACGTTCTCCTACAGTTGGCTTATACTCTACTTCTGCAAAAGGACCACTTGTTTGCAATCCTATGGGAGTTTCACTTTTATAAGCAGCGTCGTATATTCTTTTGCCTTCCGCATCTCCCTCTTGTAATTTAGGAGGTTCACCAAAAATGGTTAGACCATGCGGATGTCGATGGGCGTAACCCCCTTCATGAAACCCAGCCACGGGCATTGCACCACCCGTCATGGGTGCAAGAATCTCTTGCGACACCGCCTCAATCAGTGGAGTCGAGGATGCCAGTATTCCAGACGCTTTATTCTGACCTTGATCCATGGTGTTTTGCATGGGAGTGCTTATGGGAAGCATTCCACCATTCGCAAACATTTTGCGTTGTGCTAGGACGGATCGAACTGGAGAGCGTCTATTCATCATCAAGTCCCCGTAGCACTGCCAAAGAGATTACCCAAAGGGTTACCTAACTTCTGGTTAATTCCAAAAGCCCCTATTCCAAGACCAATAGCCTGTGACAATGGACTTGGTGCGGGAGCCACGTTCAAACCTAACGTGGAGCCAGCGGAACCAATCTGAGGTTTAAAGATATCACTCATGAAGCTAATACGCTGGAAGGGTTCAAAGGACTGTTGCAACTGAGACTGTCTGGCAGCGTCTAGTTCTCTTTGCGACTGCGTCTGTGCAAGAGAGCCAAGCTGAGACTGTAGCTGCGCCTGCTGACCCAAAAGGTTTTGTCCTACACCAGCTATGTTAGCCTGCTGTGATCCAAGACCCGCGATACCCCCACCAAGACGAACCGCCTCCTGTGACTGTGAGGATGCTAGTCCACCTAGAAGCTGTGCGACACCTTGCTGACGGCGTTGCTGGTTTTCAAAAGCTGTTTGTGCGGCATTCTGGGCTTGGTTAAAGTTACGGCTTGCATCTTCAAAGATGCGACGGCTCTGAATGTCGGCCAGATTTCTGCCCAGTTCTGCTTGTGCTATGCCCTGTCTACTACCACCAAAAGCACCCGCACCAACGGCCTGTGCCGAAAGCTGATTCGTCTGGATGTCTGCCTGCCGTTGCATTTCGGCAAGAGCATCCCGTGTAACAGCCTGTTGGAACGGATCCATAAACGCAGCAGATGTAGTCGGGTCAAAAGCACCCGTAGTCCCAGCCGCCTGCTGCTGTGCTTGTTCAAATAACCCTGGGACACCAGCCGCCTGTTGCTGAAGAGTAGCCAGACCCTGTCCTATTGTGTCCGCACCTGTTGTTAAAAAAGGCTGAAACTGCCCTATGCCCTGTCCAGTAGCAATGGCCTGCTGCGTAAGTGGATCAAGACCCGCAACGCCTATGTCTGGAATATCAACAGGAGTTTCGCCTCGCGCAAACGAAGCTTCCAGAATCTTTCTTTGGAAGTCCTCAAGAAAGGGGGCTTGGCGTACAATCTGTTCTGTTACAGTGGCCATTATGCTACTCCTTTCTCAAAACGATTCATCATGTCATACATTCGAGCAGCACCTAGGTTTCTGTTACCACCACCTGCATTTCTAACGGCTCGAGCCGTCATTACAAATTCACCATCCGATAGCCTTGCGGGAATGCTGTCAGAGGTTCCTGTTCCGGGTCCTACGATTTCTCCGCCCCCTGCTGCGGCTATATTAAGACCAGTATCAGGTCCTATAGGCACCGCTCCAAACTTAGCGGCAAGTTGTGGATTAGTATACGAAGGCTGTCCATACCAAGTTAATTTTAACCCTTGTGCTTCGGGAGAATTTTTATCCGCTAGTTTTAACCATTGCTGATAAGCGGCTATTTGCTCTGAGTTGGCTTGGCCTCGTGCCATTAAATCCTTAAATTGTTCTTCTTGTTCGGGGGCATCGAGCATTCCTGTAGCCGAGGCCAGACCATATCCCCCTAATCCCAAGGCACCGTATCCAATGCCCTTGGTAACGAGAGGATCCTTAAAACCAGTTAAATTGCCAACGGTTTTTTCTATAAACCCTCTTGGTTCATATCCAATTTTAATATTGCCTGCTTTATCAAGCGTTTCTACCGCTCTAAAATTTCCACCGGGAGAAATATCACCTTCTTTTAAAGCGGATGTCGTTGTTTGAGCTTGAGGTCCTGCAACATTGGTTTGAACGTTAGCTACTGGTGCCTTGCCTAAAGGACCATACGTTAACTCGGTGGCCATACTTTCAGCCGCCGTGGGATTATCCGGAAAAACTTGGTTCGCGGTGGCTAAGTTCTGAGCATAAGAAGCGTTATTTCCGCCCTGCACAAAATTGCCAACATTGTCTCCCGCATCTGCGATGGGAGCCAACGGCTCTGTTTTAATTGCTCCGGGTTGGTAATTATATTGCGCTCCTACAATTGCATTAGGGTCATAACGAGGGAATACTTTGTCCATGAAGCTTGCACCAGGCGCATTCATCGCTCCTGACGAGCCGAAGATACCCTGACTAAATGGATTGGCTGGTCCCGAAGAGAACAAATTGCTAGCCGCACTAAAGGGTGCGGTAAGACCCTTACCAAGTCCCCCCGTGAAAGCTTCTCCGAAGCTCGTGCCTGCTGGAGCATTAAACCCTGACATAATTCCTGAACCAAGGGCGCTTGTTCCATAACTTAAAGCAGCGGATTTAAGAGCATCTCCCCATGAACCACCCATGAGCTTAGTGGTTAATCCTGACGCTATAATGCCACCAATGCCTGGTGCAATAATGTTACCAATAATAGGAGCCGCTATAGGAAGAACTTTTTTAGCGACTTTCTTAATAGCCTTAAATACTTTCTTAAAGAAAAATTCAGGCTGTCCTGTAATAGGGTTAATTGAGTTTAGTTCGTTACCCACAACATAACGATTTGGGTCTTCAATGCCCATCATCGTCATTTGTCTAAATAAGTCTTCTTTTAGACCTGGATTAGCCTCAAGAATCTCTTTGGGGACAAGGGTCTCACCTTCAGCAGCGTGAACCATGTAGTTGTCACCGTAACGACCAAGAGTTGCCAAACCGTTGGCCAAGGCTTCTGCGGTGGGTTCACCAGAATATTTGGGAGAGGTATCTGTCATCATTAGGAAATCTCCAGCACGCTTGCGAAGGCATAAATCTTCGACGCTGTGTCACAATTAAGTATGAGCGTATCACTGGCCTCAAGAACAAAAGGCCCAGCGAGAAACGTATCTGCGAGAGTTCCGATACTAGCTTTCTCTAGCGTAACAGTAACCGACGCGGAACTATCGGTAATCTTCGGATACACTACTATAGTGCCTGAATGACTATTATAAAGATTTATATTCTTTATTATCGCTTCTGTCGCGGTTGGGCAGGTATAAATTGTGACATCCCCTGTCGAACCCACTAAAGTTGCTATGTTTTTATACGCTGAAGCCATCAGTCCATAAACCAATTCTTGCCGTTATCGTCATCTTCCCCACTGACTACAGCGGGAAAATCTATTTTTGTTAAAGCCATCTCTAAATCACGCAAAATACGCACAAAAGTGTCCGCATCATACTGATCAGGAGCCATGGGCATTGAATGGTCGAGCAATTTAGCCATTATCGCCTCCCATCTGGACGTATGCCCAGCCGTAAATCGCCCAATGTCCATGTTATATCGGTAGTATCGCTTTCTATGCGGAGAGCCACTTGCCTTGATCGACTACGCAGAAAAGCCTGTTGAGTTGAGGATTTCACCGCGTTTGTTGAATTTGTAGACAAACTATCTCCAGGGTAATTCCTAGTCTTGAGAATATAATTAACCGAAGCTTCAGCGTCTGAACTTGTAATGTCGATATCAGGTATGAGGCGATCTACAAACATAAATTGTTCGCCGTCTCCCAGATCAAAATCGGCAGATTCTATAAAGGATGTCATGGGAGAACCATCATCGTCATCGCCACTTTCGTGGACATAGACGTAATTTGTGCCACTAGAAGTGCCGCAACCTCTCGGATTGTCGTGGATACCGTAATCCACCCACGCTGTTCGAGACAAAGTCCCTAAATCCCACGTGTTTTCCGTAAAGTTATACTTGACGTAGCGATCTATCTCGTCTGCGTCTGAACTAGGGTAGAACCAAAACACCTCATCAAACATCTTGTTAGATGCGGCAAAGCACTTAAAGCTCTGTTCAAGGTTGATGTTGTCAAAGACATAGCGAAGAAGCGTGCAGGGAATTGTCTGAACACGACCCGTGTAGACGTAAAAGTTTTCACGATCCATCCAGAAAACCTTGTCTCCAACGGTGGTTACAGCATTTGGCCCAATAATCGACACGTTGTTGGCTAACATGCTCATACCAAACGTAAAGGGCGGTCCTACAAACCGCATAGCATGTAGAGACGTATCCGTCCAAATAAGCATTTCCTGGCGTGTCTTCTGTGCGGATATAATCTCGGAACCAGAAGACACACGTTGAGAGCCTGCTGTATTAGTAGCTGTAGGAGTCCAATCAAAAGGATCTTCCTGATCAGACCACCTAACCATAAGAAGATCTTGATCCGCTTCATCTAGTGGATTGCACCCAAAACAAACAAGGTGACGGTCTGCACCAGATATCATCAGCCTACGTGTAATAGTCGGAGCGCCAGACGCACCTGATTGAGAAGCCAGAGTTGATCCTCTGTTTCCTAGCCCCAGTGTTTTATCCCAATAATAAGGAGCCCCGTCATAGACGTTAAACGCCAAATCTTCTCCCCAGTTGTCCTGAGACCAAAGACGAATGTTAGATCCTGTTTCCGCAGCAGTAGCAGAAGATTCTCCCCACCCTACAAAATCATTTGCTTCCTTTACGTTAACCCCATCATCATGAGCGGCAGCGGTAGTTCCTCTTGCTCCTCTCGCAACTCCGGCATTTATGGTGTTACTGGATTTACCCGTGTATTGAATCAATTCGTCATCAATAAGCATAAGACCAACAAACGTAACGGTATCTCCACTGGAAGAACTTGCGGCAGTGGTTCCATCATCTCCACGGGTAAGTTCTCCGAACACGTTGGCTACATTAGTTCCATAGCGAATGTTCTCGCTGCCTATCTTGATTGTTCCCTTGCTTGGGAATCCGCTCGAGTCCGCTACCGCAATAGAAGAACTGGCGGCTGTCAAGTTGGCTCCCGTAGTAGTTGAAGCTGTTTCAAACGATGCTGCGCTTGTTAACGTAAAGGAGGTATCCGAGTTACTTATGCCTCCGCTGTCGTTTAGAGTTGTTTGAGCGTATCCAGTGCTTAAACCACCCCATAAACCCGCTCCGAAACCCGTTCCTGTAACAACCGTTCCAAGACCCGTGTTAATCTGATAGGTAGCCACTACAGAAGAACCACCACCTGCGGTGCTTCCAGAAGAAGCGGCACCCGCAGTTGGTATAGTGTAAGAGTTAGAATCTATAAGAGTTAGTTCATGTTCAGTGTTAATTTGAGCCGCTGTAACACCATCCGTAGTCGTTGCACCACTTAACGTAACGAAGTCTCCGTTAACAGCACCATGAGACGGAGCCGTTACAGTTAAGACACCGCTAGTAGCAGAGCCTGTTTTAAGGGGGTTAGCACCCAAAGTAGTTGTAGTCCGAATAGGAGTAACATCGTTATATCCTCCGCCTTCTTCTATATAGAACTTGGTTTCCGTTCCAAGACCCATATACTTGGAACCATCTAAAGCCGCCCAGACATGAAGAGAACGTCCAGTTCCCTCAATAGTATTGCTACTAAGACGAGACCACCCACCCATCTTTTCGGGGCGACCCTTGCGGAATCGAATTAGGTCTGAATTAAACCAGCCATTTTCGTCTCCGTAAGACGTAGTCTCTCGGTTTACTCCAGGTCTGAACTGTATTTTAGACAGCGGCATTTAACTTCCTAACTCAGGCCAATCATAAAGAATGCCAGATTTGTTTCCTTCTGAGTCAAAGGTAACAAACAACGCGGACACAGCAGCGGTATTAGCAGCGCCATCAATTGCACTTTCCATGGCAGTTGCTTTGGTGCGAATTGCATCTCGGTAAGTCTGGATGTTAGACGGAATAGCTGTTCCCTTGTCTGCTTTCCTGACCACCACCCAATCTGTCTCAGCCAACTTGCGGTATTGCTGTGCCTGAACTTCTCTTTTGAGAATTGTTTTCACACCTTCGTTAGTAACACCATCAACAGTTGTGTCTGCTAAGTTTTTAGCCGTTTTCTCAATCGTCACACCATCAGCAGCATAGTTCCATGTATACAGGCGAGAGTCTGGAGGAGTTTCGGGATTAACTTCCGTCATTCCTGCGGCTTCTTTTTCAGACTTAGACCAGATGTACCAGTTGGGGGGATGTTGAATGCCATTGCTATTAGCCCAGGAACTCCCCTCTCGAATAACTTTTCCGTTATATTTCCACATAGTTTTTACCTCGCATTCGCGTATTTTAAGGGAAACTCAGCAAACGCCATATATGCAAACGTAGCACTTGCGTTAATCGTTCCGTTTGACGTTCTCATTTTGAAACCATTACTGAGTATGTCTATTTCTCGACCACTGCCAGAATACTCAGAGTTGGTGCTGTCCATTCGCAGTACAGTATCAGCGATGTTAATCGGATCACGCTTGCTGTCGTAGATGACCCAATCGTTTGCTGAGTCCACAGTTTTTAGTGTAATCCACGCGGGACGAAATCCTGTGGCAATAAATGTTCCGTCCGCACTCGAATTGCCCTCGTATGTTCCAAATTTACTAAAGCCCTCGACTTCTGCAAAACAGTAGGAAATGTGCGTGGCTGTTTTATTAACACCATCACTTGTGCCTATACTAAACACAGACGAAGTTGGTGCAGTATCATTCCAAATTGTTGAGCTGGTTGCCACTGCATTGTTAAGATTAAGAAAAAGATTTTTTGTAAAGCCTAAAACGTCCAGCCCTACAACCCAACTTTCAGTATTATCAAAATCTTTTATGATAATCCATTTCGGAGCCACTCCTAAACCATGTCCTATAGTGGCGTTTGATTTTGTTCCCTCATATTGCACAATGCTGAAACCAGCGGTTGTGTCAGCACTAACTGTTGACGTTATAGAACCATCAGAGTTGCTGCTGCCGCTACCGTTAGCTTTCCATTGCCAAGCAGCATAGGTTCTGCTTGATCCGTTGTAGTTCACATCCGTGGTGTCAATGTCAAATCCATCGGTTTCAAACGTGATAAGTGCAGTACCGTCCACTGTTGCTGCGTTTGCTTGGTTTGTTTGAATGCGGCTTGTGGTGCCTCTTACGGCATCAAAAACTTGATGATGGTCGCCATTGGAACGGGGAGCGATTATTAACCAATCAGGCTGAAAATCTCCCGCTTGGGCATTATTGGTAATCGAGTGGCCGGAGCTACCATTACCCGTGTAAAGCTGGGTATGAAAATACTTGCTGGGATTTTCTACTTGTGGGTCGGCTAGGTTGGCGGTGCTTAATGCGCTAAATCCTGTTGGAGGACTATTTTGGAAATCGTGTTGACCAAAATTAGCTATTAGCGTTGAAGTCCCAGTTCCGTAATCTACAGCAAAAGCAGGGGCAAAGGTTCCAGAGATGCTTGAAAACGCTTCTCCCGAACCGCCAGCAGGGTCACCAGAGTCTTGAAAAGTGCCATTTATACTCCAGTAAATTTTACCGTTATCTAAATCGAGAGCAACGCCTATATACTGACCCGCTGTAAATGCCGAACCGTAGCTAGAAGCACTGTCGTTATTGATCTTCTGACCTGTTGTTGCAAAAGCGTAACCCGTGCTATCAGACCCAAAGCTAGTTCCGCCCGAACCACTGCCGATTGGCCATTCTGTTCCAACGATGCCGATAAATTCACGGTTAACTCCTGACTGACCGAGAGCGTCAGCCTCTACCTCCCAATACCATTTACCGCTGCTGACAGCAAAAGTTCCCCTTGCATCGGCAGCATTACCAGAATTTGCGTTGGAGTACTTTAAATTTCCTTCATCTAAAGTTACATTGCTTGGAAGTTGTGCATCAAGAGGATTGATAACACAGTGATTATCAGTCGGGCTGTCGTCAACCTGATCCGTTGCTGCCAAGCCACTGCTAGACCAGTCATTTCCGTTACCAGATTCGTCATCGCCTAAATCAGAACTGTCCTGACCTGTAACGTAAAATCCATTAGTTCCAAACGTCAGGCCACTAACATTTTTCGGTATCCATTGACCAGTACTGCTGTTTGTTTCACCAAAGTCGCTGGCATCGGTGGAGGCGGTTCCGTCAAGGAAAACCATTTCAGCCAGATATCCGTCAAACAGATATTTATTATCCGCCCCACCCGTAATGTTGAGTGATCCAATGCGGTGAGATGAGTAGCTGCTGCTATTCCATCTACTTTCCATACTGCTGGTTGCTGTGCCAGTTGCTGAAAAATCAGTAACCCTACTGCCGTTAATGTAGAGTCGCATCCGATCACCAGCGGTGCCGTTTGTGCTATCCCAAACTACGACCGTGTGATACCACCCCGCAACATCTGCGGCTTTTTGTGTAGTTGTCCAAGTTTGACCAGCAATATTAACATTCCACGGACCGGGAGCAGATGCGTCCCCAATATATAGCGGAGCATCATAGGTGCTAGAGCCATCCGATGCAGACCAGATAGGAAACCATTGGCCATTTTCATTAGCGTTTGGTCTACCTCTCTTGACCCAACAAGAAAGCGTCCACGTTGTTAGAGAGCCGGAAGACGAAGGGCTACGACTTAAAAGAGCATTATCCCCCGATTCAAACCTGATCGACTGATTTATCTCATAAGTCGTATCAGGTGCGGCGAACCACTGTGATCCAAACATCGTCATTAGCTAAATGCCTTCTGTATAGCTCCTAGCTGAATTGAATTTGCAGCCTTCACAAAATATGGTACGACATCCACGGCTGAAGCTGCGGTGCTGAGAGTAATTCCAGCCCCACCCGCAGTTTCATAATCCGTGCCTAAACTCAAAGTTCGTGATCCAGTGCCATCTTGAATGAACACAAACACTCCTGCCTGACCAACTGATTCTGTACTGGGGTTAGCCAAAGTCACGTTACCCGTAAGGGTAAGCACAAAATTCTGATGAGCGGAGAAGTCAATCGTTACACTGCCTGTGTTGGATGTGTCAGTGTCAGTCTCTGCAAGAATGATTGTGCCACCATTAATCTGACCAGCAACCGCTACATTAGTTGCTCCAGTTGCGATTGTGATTACATCCGCATCAGCATCGTTCTTAATTGTGACATCGTTAGTCGAGCCTTGACCCGTAAGAATCAAACCTTCGGCAGCGGTGTAACCCATCGCAGCGTTATCACCAGCGGAAGTGTCGCCGTCAGCGTTTACTGTAGCGGCTGTCACATCACCCACAATATCGACGTTAGTTGCCCCAGTCGCAATCGTGATTACATCAGCGTCCGCGTCATTTTTAATGGTAACGTCATTAGTTGACCCCTGACCTGTAAGGATTAGACCTTCCGCAGCCGTGTACCCCATTGCAGCGTTGTCACCAGCGGAAGTATCACCATCAGCCTGTACCGTGGCGGCTGTTACGTCGCCTACAATATCAACATTAGTTCCTCCGGTGGCAATCGTAATAACGTCTGCATCTGCGTCATTCTTGATGGTCACATCATTAGTTGAACCCTGACCCGTAAGGATCAATCCTTCAGCGGAGGTGTAGCCCATTGCCGCCTTGTCGCTTGCGGCAGTATCACCTAAAGCGTTAAACGTGCCGCTGGATGTAACATCTCCAGACGCGGTCAGCGTAGCAAGCTGAAGGTTGGAAAGAGCGTCTATTACCGCCGCGCCAGAACCCGCACCATCCATGTAAACAACGGCAGATTTTCCATTTTCTACAGTTATATTCGCTCCAGAACCTTGCGTAAGAATTACGGAGTATGGTCCACTAGAGCCAGAATCGGTAGTTGCGTTGATAATGATAAAGAAAGCGGCAGTCGTGTTAGGGGCCACTGTAACTGTGCAATTTGAATCCAATGCTCCTGTAAATTTAATTACACGATACATTCCATCTTGCAGATTCTCTGTCCCAGATCCAGGAGATGCCTCTCGCACAGTTAAAGTGTGCGTGTCTGCGTTCGTTGTTATCGCAACAGCTTTGTATGAGGCTACCCGGTCTAGAATATCTAGATTGTGGTTTGTAGTCGTTCCCCACGCTCCAGACTGTTCTCCGGAACCTATTTTTTCAATACCAAAACTAGTCGTGTATGATGATGCCATGATACTATTCCTATGCCGCTATTTCCGTCCAATTCGGCGTTTGTGTTGTGCTTATCTCTGAGAAGTTTGAAGTTTGCGAGTCGTCTATAACAGTCCACACGTTTGGAACGTTAATGAGACCCTCCGCAGAAACTCCTTCAACGGTAAATGCAAAATTAGCTTGGACAGAACCAACCGCACTTGCCGAAGAAACTCCTGTAACTGACAGCGTAGAGTTCGTTACAAGAGTAGGTGATCCTATTCCGCTTGCCGCCGAAACTCCGCTTGGTGTTACTGTAACAGGTACAAGAATAGAAACAGATCCTATTCCGGTTGCCGCAGAAACACCTGTAACAGAAACACTAACTGGAAGACTTACCGTAGCCGAACCAACTGCACTAGCCGCAGAAACACCTGTAACCTCAACGGGAATAGGACTATTCCACGCTCCGGCGTTCCAAGTGCTTCTATCCCAGCCAGTAATTAACGCCATTAGGCAATCCTGATTATCGCATTGTTAGCGTCATTTGCTGGAAACTGAATGGTAAAGTCTCCCGCACTTGACGATTTGTCCCCGCCAAAATTAATGACCGCAACCGCAGGGTCAGCCGCGTGATTTGTTGTAGATCCTGTGCCAGCAGTGCTTAATGTGCTGTTGTAAATTAAAGCACCTCTCGCACTACTGATAGTAGAACTAGACCAGGTAGTGTCTGCAAAATCAACAAAAGCCGTAGGGACAGAACTACTGTTATCAGCAAGCCCTATCGTTACACTTGCTAGAGAATTACCGCCAGCCGTGTAATTTGTGCCGCTGACTTCATTGCTGGTGGTGTATCCTGTAGTGTCTGCGTCAATAGACGAACTATTGGTAAACATCGCAATCTTGAAGGTGTCTGCTGAAATTGCGCTAGACCCCGTCCGCGTATGCGCTGTCCAGAAATGGATACCCGCGAGTATCTCTCTCTTAAAAGTTCCGCAGATAGCGGAAGATCCAACTGCCATTACAGCCTCCTTATAATTTCGGCCAAGTCATCTTGACCTTGCTTCTTCATAAGAGCCCAGATTGTAGTTCTTTCACTCTGAGCCATTCTATTCATATAAAAAATAAGTATTTCCTTCAACTTATCTCTATGTGCTATCGCTTGATCCCGTATGACAGGAGGGGCATCTTCCGAAACCAGCATAATTTTATTCATAGCCATTTCTGCTATTTCTTCAGGAGAATGCCCTCTATCAGTTGTTGTAAACACCAGAGCGTCACTGACTCCCGCCATGCTCTCGCTGTCAAACATTAAGCAACGTCCCTCCTAACCCGGTCATATCTATACTGATCTCTGGTTTGGAGACCCTCACCAAGGTTCTTTAACCATTGCAAGGATTCTTGAAATCTTGCATTGTAAAGTTGCAACATATCCGCCTCACCTTTCATAAAGGTGTAAGCCTCAACTAGGCTTCCATATAAAAGAGCTAGTTCTGCGTTAGTTCCTAGCCAGCTTGTTCCGTCAGAACTATCTGTAATAGAAGTAGGTCTATAAAAGTAATGAAGCTCTACCGAATAATTACTATCGGGCGTAGGGGCTAATAAAAAAGTATCGTTGTCCCAATCAGCGTAATAAATAGGAGTGCCTGTTGTAGTTGGGTTTGGGGTGTAGTCTTGTAGAGCCGTTACTTGTTTATAAAGAAGAAACTCCTTACTTGAGGAGTTAATAACACTAAGAGAGTTCTGGGACAAAAAATCAGTAGGCTTAGAAAGATACTGGTTTCCAGAAGTTGTGTTGCCCTGGGAGTTTTTTCTAAAAACATCAAGCTGGCACTCTTTTAGAATGCGTTCTTCGGCATTGATAATAAAACGAGAAAGTTGGCTTACGAAGGTGGACTCCGTATTCTGCGTGTAATCTTGGATAGACGTTTTTAATGTTGTAAATGTATAAGCCATATCATGCACTCACTGTTACAGGTCCAGCGGAGGCAGATCCCCCTCCACCTTTTACGTTTCCAGACGTTGCTGTCCCACTTCCAGACGTAAAGGTGTAATTGTTACTGTCTACTTTAGTAATTGAAAAACCAGCGGAACTTTCTAACGCAGCCTCCGTAAAACCATCAAACGCTTCTACTTTCCTGAACCTCACTGTATCCCCTGTACTACGATCATGACCCGGCTCATTGACCGTAATTACAGCAGAACCACTTGTTCCAGACTTAAAGGCATCAAAAGCAAGAAGAACTTCGACAGCAGGTTCAGTTCGAGCAGGTCTGCTAATTCTTAAAGCTTGCGGGTCTGTAATGTGATGGCGGGGGTCAAGTTGAGGTTGTTTTTCCTCAAACTCATCTCGTCCCACGAGCATACCTGTCCATTCCAAAGCCATATCTTTAAGACGATAGGCTCTGCCTGACCTGTCTGATATACCTAAAGCGTATCTTCCCCCAGAAAATCGAGCCATACTAAATCCTTAATGATTGATACGTGGGAACCAAACGAAGAGGTATCCCGTGATCAATGTCTTCGCTAGAAGCTCTTTGAAACTCCTCTTCGTAGATAAGTTTCAAAGCTTCAATGCGTTGGGGGGATCGTTTCAAAGCAATTTGATACGACAACCCAGCTATAAGGCAGGGAAGAAACCGAAAAGGAATGTCTGCTGTATTGACCGCAGCATCCGCATCTTGGATTCTTTTAACTCTGTAATAAATTAAAGAATCAGTAGAGTTCTCAGGCGCAGGCCAAACTGAAATTGATGGAGTTATCTGACGATCCATATAAAACTGTGTAGGACGACCTTGAGTCGTTTTTTTAGGTATACTTAGATATTCCTGGCGGCTAATGCGAGTGATTGATATGTCTTCATCACTACGTCTAATCACAGCCTCCAGAATGTCTCCTGAACACTGAACGTCTGCTAAACTTGGATCAGCACTAATGGTAGTGGTAGCTGCGCTACTGGATCCAGTTATATTTTCTCCAGCCGTAAACGCTCCAGAAGGAATAGTTACTGTGATAGTGGTAGAAGAGGGCTTTGTAATAACAGAAGCGGTAGTGCCACTCGTAGCACCTGTTATAGTCTCGCCAATACTAAGATTAGTAGAGGCTCCAACCGTAGCTGTTATTGCACCAACGGGGTAACTTGTTACAGCCGAAGAAGTAGAAAGTTGAGCCATCGTTTGCGTAATTTGCTCTATCGTCCACAGATTAAGACCCCTATTCGCCCAATCTGCAAAAAGCAAATTCAATGACCTACGTGCGGTTTTGCTATCGTATCCAGTGCGAAACTCTAAGCCGCATCTCTCGAAGGCCTCTTCTGTAATCTCGGCCATATCCAGGTTAAAATCAACCGAACCAGAAGTTGCCATTTCTTTTACCTATCCCCAAAGGGTCAAACGCAAACCCACTGCTAATTGACCCAAAATTAAAAACCCTACCCCCCAAAGTATCTTTACAATAAAGTCGAGGGATTTTTGAACATGGTGTAAATCATTCGTTTTAATAACCTCGATACGTTCCGACAGAATCTTTATCTCACCTTGAAGTTTAATAAGGTTTATTTCATTCTGTCTTTCCTTATCTTCAGCCACGGTATCAATACTCTTTTAAGCAGTAGAGAACTATGGAATAGGTGTCCCCGCTACTGTGTCCCACTGTAGTAAATTGTATGTCTCCCGTTTTGCCTCCAGAAGCTGCAACATTGGGAAGTCCACTAATTTCAGAGTAGTCTAATGTGTCGGAATAATCTGCGGGTAATTGAGCCGCAATAACGTCTGTAGAAGCGTCCCACAAAATCTTAACGCCCATTCCAACATTAGAAAAAACAATTTTCTTGATGCGAACCCCTGTGCAAGCTGTTCCGTCCGCACGAGATGCCAAAGCTGATACATCAACCTTGGTAACAGCCGCTTCTCCGGTTCCATCGCTTGTATTTGTGCAATAGAAAACAGCGTTTCTGTCTCCATCTTGCACTGTAGTTGCTGTTACAGCATCAGCCATCATGACCTCCTTTTAAGGGGGGAGTTGCCTCCCCCCATTTAAGTTAAGCTACCTGAACGTATTCAATAATAAACGTAAAGGAGCCTGCTGTCGTAGCATCTACGGTGTTTGTAATGTTGCAGTAGATGGTTCGTTCTGCTGACGCATATTGAGCGGAAACTGGAGCAGTAGTTGCGCTTTGTGTCGTTGCTACTAGTGTAGTAGTCGTCACGTTGCCAACAACAACAGTTGTTCCACCATCAAGGATTTCATCTGTTATCGCAGCGACAATTTGTGCGCCTGAACTAGACGTTCCAACCTCATAACCAATATCCCCCGTTCCAATAGTTGGAGCGGTAACACAGAAAATTTTAATGTCGGTAATGATGGTGTTAGCAGGTTGGGTAAACTCGCCAATTGCGGGGCTGTCACCCGCTGTGGTGTTTACAGTAACGCCCGTGGCAAAACCAACGTGCTTGACGTATTTGTCTGTAACAATACCTGTAGAGGCAACATCAAAAACATTCGTTTCTGCACCTGTAGTAGCATTGACGTTAATAACCTCAAAACCGTTCTCAGAACGGACGGGACCATTAAAAGTTGTATTAGCCATTTGGCTTTCCTCCTTACAAAGGTTTCGTTCTAGCGTCTTGTAAGAGTCTGCTGGGGCAGTCGCTAGAGCTATTCATCCCAGAAATAAGTTGGGGGAGAGTTTCCCCTCCCCCGTAGTCTTACGCGCCAGGTGATCCGAACACGCAACGTGGGTCAGAGTAACCGTAGCTGTAACGCTCACGGGCTTTGAACCGAACATTGCCTGTATCGAAATCGCCTTCCATCTTCGTGGACATCGGCATACGCTCAAAGTGGATAAATCCACGAGGAGCATCGGTTTTAATAAACCAAGCATCCGTATCCGTCAGATAGTGGTTAACGACATAACCCTGCGGAAGCATACCCATGTTCCGCGTAGCGTTAACATCGTTGTCGGCACTTCCCGGACGAAGGGTTGACTCAAGCAGCCTATCTGCAACGAATTGCAGAGCAGGCGGAACAATCAACTTTTCGCCACGAACCGATACCTTGAGTCCGCGCTCATCGACAAAGGCAGCAATGTCGATAAGAGCATTTTCAAGGCTGGTTTCGTTAAGGTCAGAAGCAGTGCTTGGCTCATTGCGAAGATCGTTATTATTCACAAGAGGGTGATCCGTTGCACAAAGCTCCTTGCCGTCACCACCAGTGAAGGTGCTGTCAAAAGCATTGTTGAGCGTAGCGGCACCTTTAACTTGTTTGGTGTTCGCCATGCTACGTGCCAAGGCTTTTGTGTAGCGAGATGCGAGGCGGTCATAAAGATTATCTTCAATTGCTTCTTCCGTAATGGAGAAAGCAAGAGCGATAGTCTCATGCGTATACCGTGCAGTATACGCTTCCTGTGCATCATCGAAAGAAACAGCCGAACCTTCACCCTTAACAGGTGCAGTTCCGAAACCGGAAAGCATGACTTCCTCTTCAAAGGCACGCTCTGAAGATTCAGTGTCATAAATTTCGGATGCTTCGTCGTCATACCTAGCATACTCAAGGCCGAAAAGGGCGTTGAGACCAGGCTCTAGCTCTTTCGCTAGTTGGGCTCTACTGATAGCCATTTTCTAATCCTCCTATACGCCAGTGGTTGACACAGTACCCGTAGCAATGGACCCATTGGGTGCATTGAACGAGTTTGCCAACCTAACGATTGCGCCAATACCAGCGGCTGAAAAATCAGCATTCTCTGGATCATCAACCCAACCCATAACGCGAAGCGCCAAAGAGTTAGTGGTTGCTAGCGTACTAATAGCTAGACGACCCAGTGAGACACCAGTGGCATCGGTTCCGGTGATACCCGTGGATAGATTCGCATTCAAGAAGACACTTGCACGTGCATTTGCCTTACTTGTCCACGAAGCATCCGTTGCAATAACATAGAGTTGCGACGGGTCATCGTTGATAAAAGCCTTTACTGGGTGGTTACTATCCGCTCCAGATCCAGGCCAGTAGTTACTCCAAATTGTTTTTCCAGTGGTACTGGAGACATACTCACATCCCTGAAAAACACCCAGATGACTGACCGTACCACCGGCTGCATTAGCCGTGTGATCAATATACCCTGAAGCAAGAGGAATAACCAATTGCCCATGGTAGATTTTGTCGCTGTTATCTGAGGCGATTTCATAAGGAGTATACCCAGTAAGTCCAGTGGAATTGGCACCACCGCCCAATTTACTAATCGGACGAAGACCAAAGCTTCCATTAGAATTAGCCATGTTTATCTCCTAGTCCTCTTCTTGAGGACCTCCAAAAGTTACACGAGTCTGCCTGTCAGGTTTACTGATAGGCATTGCTGGATGTTGTTCGCGAGCTAAGTCGTTATCAACAGCAGTCATTTGATTGTGAGTCATGCCACGATAATAATCATTGCGTTCTTCAACAATCTCAACTGTTACTCTGGCTAAAAGAAGACCACCGACACCAATTACACCAGCATGTTTACCATCCTCGACGGTCGGGATATCAAAGTCTGGGTATTCTTCACCACGTACCAGTTCCCATCCCTCTCGAGATCGTGCTGCTACGTTTTTACGGTCATCAAAACCCATAACTTCTGCCCGTATCCACCGATGTCTGTAGCCTTCCGGTGCAGGCGGTGCGTCCAACATGGACGGTGGTTTCCAAGGTTCTCTGCGTGCTTGGCTAGCACGTGTTTGATTTGCCCTAGGCGTTCTCGTAGACTTTTGGCGAGTTGTGTTCTCAGTATTCATGATTAATCCCTCACATATTTAGCGTATTCTTCGAGTGGTACATTTAACCTCTTCGCAATCGCAACTTGAGAGGGCGTTAATCGCACAGTTTTTCGTCCACTTCTATTGCGGGATGCGGAAGCTTCGGCTGACGCAACCTTACGACTTCCCCCGTTACTTTTAGACTTAGAGTCGAATTTATGTGGAAACTCGGCTTTTAGTCTACTGTCCAGTTCAGCATAGTAGTCATCTGAGGAAGGGTCAAACCCCTCATCCTCTATAAGCCGCCTATGAATGCCGAAAGCCCCATATGTCATAACTTCGTCTTGACCAAACCAGTCATTTTTCTGAGCCCAAGCTTCCGCTTTAGGATCTGGTTCCGCAGCAGGTGCTGCGGGTGCTGCTGGCGCAGCAGTGGTTTGAGGGGTTTCTGCGACAGGAGTTTTCTCTTCTTCCGTAGCTTTTTCGGCTCGAACAGCCTTCAAAGTGCCTTTTTCAACGGTAAGATTAGCCAAAGCTTCTTGCGCTTCCACAATCTTATCTACGTCACCTGTCTCATGAGCTTGCTTTAAAATTTCTTTTGCCGAATCAATCTGGTTTGAAACTCTGCTCTCAAACTGTTCTTGATAACCCTTGTCAAGAGAATCAATACGCTGTTTGAGGTTTTCGTTTTCTTTCCGAACGCTTTCCGCATACTCAATTGCCGTTTGTTTCTGTCGTTCTTCTTCACGAAAACGCTTGGTAAGATTGTTTATTCGGCTCTTTACCCCAGAACTATATTCATCAAGTTCCTCTTCAGAAGCTTGCACGGGTTCTGGAGAATCTTCTTTCGCTCCTTGCGAAAGATTTACGTCTACCGATTCTTCCTCGGTATCTCCGATGTCAATTTTAGTTTCTTCAGGCATGGTTATCCTCCATGATAAAATTCTTCTTTCTACACATGCTTGATGTCGTCAGGCTCAAGAATTGTAGCAATGACCTCATCATCATTAATGATGCGTACTTCGCCACCCTCAATTTTAAATCGAGCGCCAGCGTAGCGGCCAATGCAAACCCAATCACCTTCTCCACACCAAGATTGCCCGTCTGGGCCAAATTTGTTTGGATCCTGATATGCAAGAGGACCTACCCTCAAAACATATGCAACCACCGTAGCGAGTGCTTCCCTATCACGAACAGCGTCGGGAATGTGAATGCCGCCATCTGTAGTGGCCTTGCCCATATAGGGCATAACAAGGAGTCTCCAGCCTGTGGGCTGGGGTAATCTCTCTTTTAAGTTTTTGGAAACCAAAGACGGATCGAGAACTTTCTCATCCTTCTTTATATATGCTGTTGCCAAAGTTGCTTCTTTCTGCTTTTTCTGCGAATCCAGTACATGATCTGGAACGTATAGAGTTTTAGTCATTCGTCCTCCGAAGATTGCAGAAGATCCTTGATCTCCTGTTCTGCGAACTCTAACCCCTTTAGTTCTCCGATAAGTTGCTTGTAAGACTCCATGTCTCTAGGGCTACCGTGAAGGATTGAGTCCTGGGTTAATTCTATGCGACCCTGTATAGCTTTTAATACAGAATAAGCAAAGGTCGTTGGATCAGCCATTTACTAAAAAGATCCTCTAAAGTTTTTGCCACTGATAGCTCCGCCGTCAGCGTATTTAATGGGGCCACGTTTTTCTTCTTTCATACCACCACGCATATAGCCGAGTTCATCGACCATGGCTCCACCCATGTTCTTTCCTTCAGCGTCTTTCAAAGCTTTTTGATAAGCTTTCTCCAAAAGATCGCCTGTTAGTTCGGCGGCAGTGTTCAAACCAATGCCTTGGACATCAACAACAAAGTCCCGTTTTTCCTCGTCGGTCATTTTGTTGTCTTGAACGATAACCTTTTTCTCTTTTTCTGCCATCAGAATGTCCCCTTTCCACCGTTGTCGTTGTAGGTGAACCCTTTTACTTGAGCGGGTGGGGTTCCCTTAATACGAGCCATTCCACCGTCAGCCATGTTCATCATGTCTGCATCGTTAATTCTTTTGGCTTTCTTCATAAGACCGCCAGCTTCACGCTCTGACATATCCATCTGTTCAGCCATCTGGTCGGTCATGCCACCGTCTCGCATACCGAGAGCCTTCTTTACACGGAGACGATCCGCATCTGAAATTGTTTTGCTAGACTCGTTTAGAATGCTCTTCATGTACTTTTCTTCAATACGGGCGCGATCCGCATCTGAAATAGTTCGGTTACCCTCGTTAAGCATCGTCTCCACTAACCGACGATCCGCATCTGAAATTGTTTTGCCACTAGCCATTATTTTCTCCTTCGTTTAACAGACTTAACTCTACGGGGCTTACCAGCCGGTTGGCCCAGACGTTTTTTCTGAGAAATCCTAGACCTCTTCTCAGACGAGGTTAGTTCCTTGGCCGTCTTAGGTGTCTTCTTGGAAACACGTTTACTCGGCCTGCAATAAGGTGTTCCTCTTTTTTCGCCTTTCTTTCTTCCGCAAGGCTTACCTGTCCTTACGTCAACCCAATCTTCCTTAAACCAACGCTTGAGAGCCGCCCCCTTTTTTGTCTTCCGAACAGCCATCAGAATATCCTGACTTGTCGCCCACCGTGCTTGGACATCACCGCCCCGCACCCGTTAGTCTTAACTGTCATTCCACCTTTTGCACGTTTCGTCTTGTTGCCCCAGTTCTTAGCGCCAACCTTTCGGCACTTGGCTATGGCTCCTGACGCATACGCAGACGGAAACACTTTGTATCGAGCTTTAACTTTTCTATAACAAGCGTCTTTTGCCATTTAGGTTTT